AAACGGTGGTGATCCTCTTATGCTTGCCGGATAGTCGTGTTCATCGAGATGCGCAATTAATTCATGATAATAATCAGGCTTAACCATAAGAGGATCACCACCGTTTACAATAATAGTGTTTGTCTCAGGGTATCTAGCTAAGAACCGATAGATGTAATCTAAATCTAGTAGACCAACTTCATTCGGATCAATATCAGTTGATGAACAAAAAGTACATTTAAAGTTACAAGCCTCGGTTGGCTTAATAATCAAATCCATCCTTTGTCTCCTGCTAATTTCATCATTAATGTTTTAGGCGCTGGGCATACATCGTCTACCCATTGTAATTGGTGACAATCAGAATGGCAATAGATAAACACAGGGCAATCATAACAACGAGGATCTCGGTCATGTGTCTCACACGCAATAACTTCCATGCGCTTAGGGCTTTCTCTAACTGTTTTTGCCGGCATATCAATAGTACCATACCATTGCGTTGGTGCAGTGTTAGGGCATCCAGCTACAGTTCCATCTGCATTAATCGTATGTAACTTTTGTTCACAGTCGCGACAGAATGTACCATTAAAGAATTGACCTTTGCTGAACTTATCGTATACTGTATTAAGAAAGCTATTATGAACTGGGTGGTCTTCCGTTGTTTCATGCATCTTCATCCAAAAAGCATCAAGCTCTGAGTTATGTGGAAAAATATCTAGATTAATAGTAGCGTTACCATCGTGAGTTAAACGCTCGTAACTAATAGATCCGATACCCAACGAATGCATATAGTCTGCAATTTCAAGTGGTTCCATTTTTACAACATCTTTTGATGCAGAGATAAAGCACTTAACAAAGCAACCTTCTTCAACTAAAAGTTTTACATTCTTTTCCCACAACGATCTCTGTATTTCATTTTTAAATCTAATATTTGGATCCCACGAAGTACCAATTGAACCACCGTCAATCATTTTTAAAAACTTTAGTCGCTCGTCAGTCATTTTATAGACTAAGTTTGTAGTAATACCATGTGTACACCTATCGCCCCACTGAGTTTTAGTTATATTGTAAAACTCAAGTAAGTCTTCCATAGGCGCAAGAATAGGTTCACCACCATGATATTCAAAGTGGATTGCATTATCTTGTGTATCTAATTCGTTACACCAATTCGCGGTTTTCTTTGCATCAAAGTAGATCTTACGTCCATTTGTGCCCGAAGTAAAGCAGTGACTACAATCTAGGTTGCAAGTCTCCGTCGTCTTCACGTAAACCATTAAGTGTTTCTGTGTCATGAATGCCATATGATATCATTAACGCCTTTTTATTATTAAGTGCCCTGTGCTTTGTTCCTGCCGGTATTAACACACTTTGATTTGGCTGCAGAATAACCGTAGTCCCATCTACTTCCATTATCTTTGTGCCATCCAAACATTCTATCAAAACATCTACTGGGTCCGTATGTTCTTCAAACGATGGCCCATTTATATCGTTATAAAATATATGTATTGTTCCATTGTTATATTCAAATAGTTTCTCGGCTTGCTCAACTTTAATAGTAGCCCTATTAGCTAATAAAACTGTAACCTCACCAAGGTAAGCGATATATTCTGAATGTTTTAGGTAATGCTGGTTGCCGTCGTTATCTATATGAGATACGTCGTGGTTGTTAAAGCAATCTTCTGTTAATAGGAAGTTTTCAAAGTTTTCAAACAGCATTGTGTTCCAATCATAATATACGATATTTATTTATAATACCATATAGAAGTGAATTTGTCAACCAGTAAAAACAGTATAAATACATTTATACATTATGGAGAGGTGCTATGGAATTTAATGAAATGTGGCCAACAAAGATTGGTGCAGGTAAATTTGATACTGATGGATTGATAGAATATATCTTTGCTAACTATGATTTAAATAACATGGAAGGTGAAGTAAATGGCGGAAATATATTCAAAGATAATTCACCCGAAATGAATAAATTTAAAGACATGGTGTATAGCTCGTTTGATCGTTATCTCTATGCAAGTATTGGAAAACATATCAAAGATTATAAATCGCACGACATGAAAGCGTGGATTACTGGTCATGGTAAAGATTATAATATGACTATACATAATCACTCAGGCTCTCATTTGTCTGGTGTATTTTATATATTAGCCGAGGATCAAAACTCTGGCGGCGATATTGTTTTCTCAGATCCAAGAACAAACGCTAATCGCGGTTATGATGATTGGTGGAACGATGTATTTGATAAAAAGTCAGTTACACCAAGAACTGGGGATTATATGATATTCCCAAGCTTTACGTACCACCACGTTAACCCATACTATTCTAGTCTTAGAATATGTGTACCAGTTGACTTATATCTTTACCGCGGAGGATAATGTATAAATAGACTTAGAAACAAACACATTCACTACAATTGGAGATAAAAATGGCATTTACATATACATACTCTGTCCGCAACTTAAAAGTACAAGACACAGTAAACGCAGAAGGTGAAACCTTATCAAATGCAGTAGTTCAAACTTACTGGGATATTCAAGGTACGAATGAAGCAGGTCAAGTTGGAAAATTTTCTGGCGCAACACCGTTTTCAGCTGCTAACGTACCAGCAGGTTCATTCACTGCTTTTGAAGAATTAGAAGAGTCACACGTTACTGGATGGATTGCTAACGTAATCGCTGCAGACGCTCAATATAAAGCACATATTGACGAAATGATTCAAAAAGATATTGACGCAAACGTACAAACTGAAGTTGCTGGCGAAGCACTTCCTTGGGGTACACCAGCTGCAGCACCGATAGAATAATAGGAAAGAGGTAAGCATGACTTATACTTGGGAAATTTTAAAGCTTGGAACATTAGACCAAACTAATAACGAGGGTGAAGTTCTTGCCGACGCTATCATTTCTGTCAAATGGAAAAAGATCGCAACAAGCGATGCTAATAAAAACGCAAGTTATGTTTCAACGACAAAGCTTGATCTTTCTGCTTGCGCGGCTGCAGACTTTGTTCATATAGATGATGTTACAAAAGCTAACGTAATTGCGTGGGTTGAAGAAGCTCTTGGCGCTGATAAGATAGATGTTATAAATAATATTCTTAGCGCCAAAGTTGAGCAAAATACAATGACTATGATTACCCCTAACTGGTAATCTTTTAAAATACTTTATATTATGGAGTTAGTATGCACGATTTGCACATGGGTGGCTTGGCCACATATGCTTTAAAACGAGGTGGTTCATTACACCCGATTATTATTCCGACCGAGGTTTTGGGTAATGAAACTGGGATAATGAATCCCTCGATTTTTAAACATAAAGATAAACTCTTTATTAACGTAAGACACGTTAACTATTACCTATATCACAGCGAAGGTAAAAAGTTTCCTCATCAGTGGGGTCCTTTAGTATACATTCATCCTGAAAACGATGTAACGCTTACAACCCACAACGTTATGTGTGAAGTTGACTCTAATTTAAATCTATTATCTGCGCAGCGAGTTAATATGGCGTTAGACACTGGTAAACCTACATGGAACTTTATTGGTCTTGAAGATTGCCGTTTGTTTAGCTGGGATGATAGAATGTTTTTATGTGGCGTTCGTAGAGATTGTTATGACGATAAAGGTCGTGGGCGGATGGAGATGGCTGAGATTGAATTTATCAATGGTGAATGGACAGAAGTTTCACGTAACCCTATTCCTTCTCCAAATGGTGATGGATCATATTGCGAAAAGAATTGGATGCCTATTCTTGATATGCCGTACCACTTTGTTAAATGGTCTAACCCAACACAAGTTATTAAATATGATATTGAAAATGGTACAACTGAGGATGCTGTCTACGATAAAGATAAGTATTTAGAAGCCAACAAAGATTTTAGGGGTGGCTCACAAGTTATTCGTATTAGTGATAATCAGCGTATGGCATTTATCCACGAGACAAATCTATTAAGAGATTCTTTTGGTAGAAAAGATGGTAACTATGCTCACCGCGTAATCATTTGGGATAACGACTGGAATATTGTTCATAAAAGTCGTGAGTTCCATTTCATGGGTACATACTATGACCACGTCAAAGGTCAAGACTATAATATTGAATTTGTTACAGGCGCAACTGTATTGGGTAACGATATTCTAATATCATTTGGATGGCAGGATAATGCTTCGTATGTATTAAAGGTGCCTTTAAATGTTTTCTCTAACTTTTTAGCTATGGGTGATCTATGAAATTTAAAAACATAAAACTTCTAAACGATGTCGTTTTAGACTATAGTAATCCATTTAAAATGTTTGCTCTAGCTAAAGAATATGATAAGTTAAAACAAGGGGCTGCCGCGTTTGGTTGGTATTTACGTGCTGCAGACTTTTGCGAAGGCGAAACGTACGAGGAAAAAGAATTACAATATAAATGTATGGTGCTTGGTGCAGCAGTGTTTGCAAGATCAGAGGCTAGAACACAAACAGTGAAAGGCCTTGTTAAGGCTGCTATTGCTGTTCTCCCTGCGAGACCAGAAGCATATTACTGGGCTGCTAAATATTCAATAGATCAAAACAATTTTCGCAACGCAATGATGTATGCTAAGATGGGTAAAGATTGCGATATTTTAGCTGGATCTATTGAACCAAACGAAGAATTAAACTATCCGGGACCAGTAGGTTTAGAATATTGTTATGCAATTGCTAAATGGAAATCAGATGGAAGAGATGACTCTAAAAATCTATTCTTTGATTTAAAGCACAAACGCAAATTAGATATGACTGACGAAATGGCTAAAAGCGTTGATTGGTGGATTGACCAAGTTGGTTACCCTAGCACACTCCCGTACACACAAAACGAAAAACACAAATACAGATATAAGTTTGATGGTTTAGATACAGTAGTAAAAAACTATTCGCGCCACTTCCAAGATATGTTTGTTTTATCTCTACTAAATGGTAAAAAGAACGGAACATTTATTGAAGTTGGTTCAGGACACCCTAAGTTATTTAATAATACATATCTATTAGAAGATAAGTTTGATTGGCGGGGCATATCTTTAGATATATCAGAACGTATGTGTGCTCAGCATAGTAGAGAACGTAAAAGCAGCATAGTATTAGCTGATGCAAATAAAATAAACTTTAGTGAGTTGTTTAAACAACATTGCCTAGAAAGTAAAATTGATTTCTTACGCATTAACGCCGATGCTGCATCTTTAAATACCTTGCAGGGTATACCGTTTAACGAATACGAATTTTCTACAATTCAAATCCAACATAACGCTTGTTGGTGGGGCGATGAGTTAAAAGATAAAACCAGAAAAATACTAAGCGAAATTGGATATGTATTAATGGTACCAGACGTTGCGGTCGATGAAAATAACGCGTACGAAGATTGGTGGGTACATCCCGGTTTTGTTAAAAAGGAAATGGCTACAAAGAAAGGCGCAAACTTTGCGTGGAATTATATGATGAAGGAGAGAGTGTAATGAGACCAGTAATCGTAACAGGCGGGTTCGACCCACTCCATTCCGGACATATCGCATATTTTAAAGCAGCTAAAGAACTTGGATCTATTCTATTTGTTGGTGTTAATAGTGATGAATGGTTAACTCGTAAAAAAGGTAGACCATTTATGTCCGTTGAAGAACGTATGTCTATTATTAAAGAGATTGGTTGTGTTGGTCACGTATTTACTTTTAATGACGACGACGATACGGCTTGCGATGCTATTCGATATGTAGCAAAACAATCTCCTAAGAACTCTGAGATTATCTTTGCAAATGGTGGAGATCGTAAAAAAGGAACAACACCAGAGGTTGAGTTTGCTAGAGATTTACTTGATGAATGTAATATATCATTTGCGTTTGGCATCGGCGGTGAAGATAAAAAGAATAGTTCTTCGTGGGTCCTAAAAGAGTGGGGTAAGCCAACAACACAAAAACTATGGGGCAAAAATAGAGAATTGGACCAAAACGGCCATTGGAAAGTTAAAGAACTGTCTATTGATATAAATAAATCGTTATCGGATCAACGCCATTTTGTTCGTTCCGAACATTGGCATATCGTTGATGGCGAATTAAAAATGGATTTACAATTTAATAATGGTTACTCTACATCTAAAGTCTATAAGACTGGCGATAGTATTGACATTCCATCTAAGACTTGGCATCACGCAACGAATGTTGGAGACCGTCCAGTCAAAGTAATTGAAGTATGGATGGGAAGTACTCTTTCAGAAGAAGATATTGAAAGAAGATAGACTGTTATATTGTTTAGTAGATAAATCTATTATACCACACTGGATTTATATGTCAACTCTTTTTTTATAAATAATAGAAATATTAATGAAACAAAGGAGAGAAAGATGGCATTTCAGTTATCACCCGGCGCTAGAAATGGTACGCTCCAGTCACTAGAGACTACTATTGGTGCAAGCCCTATCTTAACAATTTCGACAGGTAGTGTACCTACAGAGTGTCAATCAGCAAATACAGGTAACATTGTTGCTACTATGGTATTACCGGCGGATTGGCTATCAGCACCAACAGGTGGAGTAATTCAGTTATCTGGTAGTTGGCAAGATTTATCCGCAGATGCATCAGGCACTGCTGGTTATTTTAGAGTTCACCAAAACGACGGTACAGTATGTCATATGCAAGGCACAGTCTCAGCATCAGGCGCTGGTGGCGATATGCAGTTAGATAACACTAACATTGCAATTGGTCAGCAAATTACTATCACAACGTTTTCAATTACCGCTGGTGGCGCATAAGGACTGACTAAATGTCCGCAAATGGCGCTCTTACATCGACATTAGATTTTAGCTTTTTCGGCGGTGGTTATTCAACTATCGTTGGAGGAGCTGAAGGCACGTTTAACTATGCCTTTACATCTGATGTTTTTGTACCTGTATACGCAACACTAGATCAAACAATATCATTTGATGTTGAGGCTGGTATTGTAACACCTACAGTATATGGTGAATTTAGCGGTACTATTGACTTTACATTAACAGAGCCTGCTAGAATTGAATTTGGTATTCAGAGCTACATATACTCTGGAAATAACGAAATTAATTTTACAGCGTCAGCATCCGGTTTTTCAATCATTGCTGGTGCTGCAGATATTACGCTGCCAATTACCTTCTCTGGTACTATGGCTCAATTTTCGTTAGGTCAAACAACTAATGCGTTTGGATACACGTTAAACTCAAAAGTAATTAATTACACACTTACAAATAAAAGCAGGTTAGGAATAAACGATATAGAACTAACACGCAACATGGAAAACGGCGTGGTTATACGTAGAATATCAGAACCTAACGACATAAGATTAAAAGATAGCGGCGAAACATTCGCTGAAGTTCGATAACGAATTTTTTTAATAAATAAAAGTAAACCTTGGAGATACAACATGGCGGCAAATTTTTATATAAAGCAAAACGACACTGCCCCGTCCCTTGAAGCCGTGCTTACAGATTCAACTGGTCGCGCTAAATCATTAATACTTGCTTCACAAATAAAGTTTAATATGTCAACCGAAGACGGTGACAGTTTGATTGATTTAGGCACTTGCTCAATCGTAAATGCTACTAAAGGAATTGTTTCATATCCTTGGCAAACTGGCGACACGTCAAACACCGGAACTCACAATGCTGAGTTTCAAGTTACGTACACTAATGGTCAAATTGAAACATTCCCTAACTCGGCATATATCAAAGTTATCATTAGAGAAGAGTTAGGATAAACCATGGCACAACCACAATCACGAGAAGATTTTAAAGATTTTATTCTAAGAAAGATCGGCGCACCGGTAATTCAAATCAACGTCGCTGATGAACAGGTTGATGACCGCGTAGATGAGGCTGTTTCATTTTGGAGAGATTATCATTATAACGGTAGCCAATTAGTTTATCTTAAACATCAAATTACTGAAGCTGATAAAGAAAACGGTTGGATCCCTTTACCTAAACAACTACTTGGTATCTCTAAGATATTTCCTTTTGGTGGTAATATTTCTACGGGTTCTGGGATGTTTAATGTTAATTATCAATTCGTTTTAAATAACGTTCAGGATATGACAAGCTATAGCATGCAGAATTATTACATGACTATGCAACATATTGAGTTTATGCAAGAAATACTTGTTGGTAAACCAATGATCCGTTACAACAAATATGTTAACAAGCTGCACATTGATACTGACTCTAAGTCGTGGGTAGTAGGCAACTATATTGTTATCGAAGCATATGATGTTATTGACGAGGATGCGTATGCAGAGGTTTGGACCGATCGCTGGTTACAAAACTATGCCGCCGTTTTAGTTAGAGAACAATGGGGTATGAACCTTACTAAGTTTAATCAAATGTCTTTGGTTGGCGGGGTAATGTTCAATGGAGAGCAAATATTATCAGAGGCGAGAGCTGACAGGGAGAGAATTGAAGAAGACGCAATAAGATCGCTTCAACCTCTCACTTACAATTTTATTGGATAAGTTATGGCAACGAACGCATATTTTAGAAATCATGATAACGTTTATGAACAAAACTTAATTGACGATTTAGTAATTGAATCAATTAAGATATACGGTCTTGACGTCAAATTCATTACAAGATTACACCAAAATATTGATAAGCTTTTAAACGAAGACGATTTACCTACGTTTGACAAGTATTATGATTTTGAAGTTTATATTAAAAATGTTGATGGCTTTGAGGGTGAAGGCGACTTCCTTTCTAAGTTTGGTTTGCAAATCCGCGACTCAATTACATTCACTGTTGCCATAAGAACATTTGAGCAATTTGTAACACGCGAAGATGATACTAGAAAACGACCACTTGAAGGCGAAATGATATGGATGCCTCTTAATCAAAAGATGTACAAGATCCAGCACGTTGAACATGAGAGTGTATTCTATCAAACTGGTGCATTGCAAGTATACGATATGCGTTGTGAATTCGCTGAATATTCTGGTGAAACATTTGATACTGGCATTTATGAAATTGACCACTTCTTTGATGACATTGATACATCTGCTAATACTGTTAATACACTCACCGCACTTTCTGGTGTTGATCCGCTTTCGCAAAACTTTGATTTTGAAGATCAAGCAGACGATATATTAGACTTCTCTGAAATGGATCCATTCAGCGAAAACATTTCAATACAGGACTCATAATATGGCAATCGCAAATTATTTCTACAATCAAACTACTAGGAAATACGTAGCACTATTTGGAACACTGTT